GCTGAGCCGCAGCAAGAGCCCCTGCCTGCCTGACCCTGCCTGCTTTGGCCGGTCAGGCGGGGGCATTACCAGCAGCATCGGTCGAAGAGAAACGATAGCCAGGGCCGCGGCAAGGGAAGCCTTCAGGAAAGCTCCAGCGGCAGGTTGCAAAAATTTACTGGATCAACCACAATCCTCTCAGGAACAAAGAATGAACATTTTTTAGGGAATTTGGAAACAGGACCCATGGCGGATTTTGACGACATTACCGGCTGGCGGGAAGAGCTGGCCGCATTTGAGAAAACGGAAGAAGGCAGGGCCTTCTTTGCCGGCAACAAGCGCTACGGTGGCATCAAAGTTCCATATGAGAACGTCGTGCAGATGGTTGAACTGATCCGCGGGGATGAAGAGCTGCACGAGGCTTTACGGAAGAAAATCTGGTTTGCGGCCTATGCCGAAAAGCATGATCTTGAAGTTCACGATGATGAGTTTGTAGAGCTGAACCCGCTCGAGGCTCATGACACCATTATTGCATTTGAACGGTGGTACCTGATGAAAGCTCCGGTTCGCTTTGACAAAAGGGACATGATGGTTGCGACATGGCTGGCCATCGATTTGGAGGAGGGCAGGCTGACATCACTCAGAACTGAGCAGGCCCGAGACTTCATCAAGGAAAATTATCCGCTTTATGTGTCCTTTCCGGGGGAGGAGACGTGATGGAGAAGGTTGTTGCGATAGATGCCAGTGAAATCAGCCCGATCATGAAAAACTTCGGGCTGGAAGGATTGATCGCCACCGCAAAACGGGGCTGAAAGAGCTTTGGAACAATTAGTGAACATTTGAGACGAGTTTGGAAACAGGACCCATGGCGGATTTTGACGACATTACCGGCTGGCGGGAAGAGCTGGCCGCATTTGAGAAAACGGAAGAAGGCAGGGCCTTCTTTGCCGGCAACAAGCGCTACGGTGGCATTAAAGTTCCATATGAGAACGTCGTGCAGATGGTTGAACTGATCCGCGGGGATGAAGAGCTGCACGAGGCTTTACGGAAGAAAATCTGGTTTGCGGCCTATGCCGAAAAGCATGATCTGGAAGTTCACGATGATGAGTTTGTAGAGCTGAACCCGCTCGAGGCTCATGACACCATTATCGATTTCAGGAAATGGTACCTGATGAAAGCTCCGGTTCGCTTTGACAAAAGGGACATGATCGTTGCGACATGGCTGGCCATCGATTTGGAGGAGGGCAGGCTGACATCACTCAGAACTGAACAGGCCCGAGACTTCATCAAGGAAAACTATGCGTCTTTTGTCTCCTTTCCGGGGGAGGAGGCGTGATGGAGAAGATTGTTGCGATAGATGCCAATGAAATCAGCCCGATTATGAAAAACTTCGGGCTGGAAGGATTGATCGCCACCGCAAAACGGGGCTGAGAGAGTTTCGGAACAATTAGTAACATTTGAGATAATTTGGACACAGCACCCATGGCGGATTTTGAAGATATTACCGGCTGGCGGGAAGAATTGCAGGCATATTACGAAGAAGGGGGGCAAGAGGCGGTCGATTATATCTATCGACATGATCCAGAGGTCTTCCTTGTGAGTACCAGGCTCTCCCAAGTGCAGCGTTTTGCTGAACTTCTGCTAAAAGACCCGGAACTTAGAGATGCGACTGCTCAGCAAATGGAGTGGTTGAAAGTTGTTGACGCCAATGGGGGAGCCGTTGGCAGGGGGGATCCGGAATGGGACAACCGGCCACTAGAGGCTCACATACTCATGGGAGACTTTTACGAATGGTACTGCCTGAAATCCGGGTATCCTCACGAAGCCAGGCACCTGTATAGTTTTGGTATGTTTACTGCCTGCGATGTCCTTGCGGGAAAATACGAATCTGTTCGGTCAAAGGCGTGTGTCGAATTTTTGCTAGATAGTGGTTACATCGAGCAAGACGAAGGAGGCTTGTGATGAGCAAGCAAACAGTCGTTGCACTCGACCATGCCAAGGTCGGGACGTTGCTCGCCTATACTGTCGAAAAAAAATTACTAAAAGAACAAATAAGGAACAAAGTATTTTCTGTTCTTGATGCCGTTGCTGGATTGGGCGACAAGGTTCTCTATGTACCAAGCGTTGGAACAACAGAACTCACAAACAATATTGCGATTGAATATCTGCCGCATTTCGATGGCTGGTTGAAAAAAAGAACTTACAACAACAAGATCCTCACAGCATCCGAGGTGAAATCCGAGCGGGCCAAGAAGAAATTCGATCCGGATAATAGGCGAAACTCGTCCAGAGGGGGGTATGAAGGCTGGGATATGGATGTCCGGCAGTTCATGCTGAATAGAAACAACAGAGAGAAGTACGATTTTCTCGTTATTAGTGCGGACGGTGCTTTTCTAGATAACAAATTCAATGCCGACAATGCACTTGAGCGCATGAAATTCAGACGGATGAGTTTCAAATCCCTGATGATCTCGATGCTCACCCATCCGGATGTACCGCTGACACCGCAACAGCACGACACAATTGTTCACGCAGCGAACTCGACTAGCCAAAAATTTGGTGCTTTTCACAATCTAGAGCAAAGTCACCCGAAGATTCCTGAAAGCTTCGAGGCAGCGCTCGAGATTAAGAACGCTCACCGACCGATTGAACTCAACGTTGGCAAGCGGTTTAAGAAGTTGGTCAAGAACGGCGCGCCGGTTTTCGTTCTTGGCCTTGCCGCGCCGGTGATATTCAACAAGGTTCAGGCACGTGCGGACGAGCGGAACATACCGTTTGCGCAGGCGGCAAGAGAGCTGGGGCTGGAGTTTACAGAGGACGATCTGAAGTCCATGGCGGCGGAGGCGGGCCTCGACCTGGCCGTTTCGCTGACGCCTGTCGGGCCGTTGAAAAAGGCCTGGGACGTTCTGGGCAATCTGGACGACATTATCGCCTTGACCCAGCTTTATGGCGAAGCCTATCCGGACAACCTGGTGATCCGGAAAATGGCCGAAATTGCTACAACAGTGGAAGGTTCGGAGGCATTTGGGGCGTACGTTTATGGCCGGGACGCGCTGACAGGCGCGGTGGGCAGCGCAATCGACTGGGCGTTTGCCGGCAGCGAGGATGAGGAAGAGGCCTTGCAGGCGCTGCAGGGGATACAGAACGCGCTTGAGGCCGGCGGAGCCGTGGAGCAGGCCGCAAGCCGCGGCGCAACACGCGAAGAATTGACTGACACCCTGACGAGAGACGCAGAGCTGCGCCGTGGACAGGTCAGGCAACTGTTGTCGGCGGCCCCGATGGCGGCGACAGATGCGCCGCTTACGGCACCGCGGCTGGAGGATGACAGTCTTTCTTCTGAAACCATCCTGATGGATGGCGGGCAAGTGCCATTGGGCGAGAAGCCGGTTCTGCCAGGCTCTTCCGCCATTCTGGCCCCCGGTTTTGAGGAGGCGCGCCAAAACGGCGAATCTGGAGGCGGCGTGGCTGGAGCCGGCGCAGTTGGGGCCGAAGTGGGCACCGGCAAGCTGGACGGCGTGAGTGCCACAACGGCGGCCGATGTAGCTGACGCCTCAGCCGGTTTGGCTGCATCTGCTGATCTGGCCCGGAAAAGTTCCTATGACCGATATCGGCAGATCGGCAGAACTGCCGCCGAAGAGGCGGAAGCGCTTGCGGATTACGAAAGGCTGTTCAGGCAAAGCTATGTCGAACTGGGCGGCCACAAGGAGGCTGCCAGGGACTATGCGATTTACCGGTTCAAGCAGATGTGGGGTCTTTCGGCCTTCGCGCCGGAGGCGGAAGGGACCGTAATGAAATATCCGGTTGAGACAGCCTATCCGGATCTTGAAAAAGACGGCCATGGTTACGTGCGCAAGGACGTTGAGGACCTGCTGAAAGCACAGGGGGTGCGCGCCGCGAAATGGCATCTGATGCCAAATGACAAGACCGGCCGGGACAGGCAGCAGGCCCCGGCGGACGAGGACGGCTACGGCCCGCGCATGACATTGACCTATGACGACGAGACCGGACAGCGCCATTTGCTGACGGAAGACTTTCAGGCAAATGTCGGCCGGGTTCGGGACAGGGCGTGGCAGGCGCACATCCCAAACAACAGCAGGCGGGCCGCGCGGCAGGCCCCTGCCGCACCGGCTGGAAACATTCCGGCGGCGCTGGCTGCCGCAGCGCCCGGTAAAGCTGCGCCGGTGGATGGAGCTTCCTCCGGGGCGCGGTGAAAAACACCGCCTCGGGCGCACAACCGGGAAGCTTCAAAAAGCCTTTGAGTGGCAAGAGCTTTCCGGAAATGCGTGTCTGAACAACAGGTTCAGACATCTGGCCTTGCTGGACGCTTCGTCAAAACAGGGCTAAAACAGACCTCATACCGGTACTTTGGAAAATTGCGGCTTGGCCGGCAGGAACGCCTTGGCGCAGCCGGATACGTCCGTTCGATCTTTTTCCGGCCGCTTGCGCGGACCGGCCTTGAGGCGCTGCCGCCGTGCCGGCAGGCGGCGCCGATTACACGTTTTCAAGACATTGAGAGAAAGGGACCACCCATGTGCATGTTTGGTGGGGGAGGCTCCAAGCAGCCGGACCCGGAACCGACACCGCCGCCGCCGCGCGAACCCGACCCGCAGCGGCAGGCGCGCAACCTGCAGGAAAACGGGCGCCGGCGCCGGGCCGCCGCCTATAACACCCGGGCCACCAACCTGACCGGCCCGTTGGGCGTTGCCGATTACGGCAGTGCCTCGCGGCCCGGTGTCACACTTTTGGGGCGTGCGTGATGGGAGTTGTCGACGATCTGAAAACCGAGTTGCAATCGGCCCGGGCGGAGCGCCAATGGGTGGAGGCGGACTGGCAGGACTATGTCACCTATACGGCGCCGGACATGGAGCGGGCCTTCAACCGGCCCGGCGGCGTGAGCGCCCGGGATGGCATGAGCGCCCTGCGCGGGTCTGCCGCCCGGGACCGGTCGCGCAAGCTGTACGACCCGACCGCTGTCTGGCTGCTGGACAGGCTTGCTTCCGGCATCGGCTCGCTGACCATGCCCGAAGGCTTTCCCTGGCATGGGGTCGGTTTCGGCGATCCGTTTGCGCCGGCGCCCAGCCAGGCGGACGAGGAGTTTTTCGAACTGGTGCGCGATCACCTGTTTCGTGTGCGGTATTCGGGACGTTCCGGCTTTGCGCTGGCCAACCGCTCGCGTCTGCTGTCCACCGTGAAACTGGGGACGGGTGTGCTGTTTCCGGTCGAAAACGAGGACAGCCTGGCTGATATCCGCACGCCGGTTCACTACCGCTATGTGCCGCTTTACGAGATTTACCTGGTCATCGATGCCCAGGGCAACGATTGCGGGTTCTTTCGGGTGCGCACGCTGAAGGCGTGGCAGGCGGTGAAGGAATACGCCGGCAAGGTGTCGCCCAAGGTGAAGGAAGACGCGGCCGACGCGAAGCGCAAGAACACGGACTACACTTTCGTGCATGCCTGCTTTGTGCGCGAAGGCGGTCACGCCCAGGCAACCGACACCAGGAAATCCCGGTTCGAGAGCATCCACTTCGAGGAAGACAGCGGGCATATCTGCCGGCGGGGCGGCTTCTTCGAATATCCGCTGGTGATCAGCCGGTGGGACCGGGACGGGCTGTCGCCCTATGGCTCGCCGCCGCAGGCAAAGCTGATGAGCGACATCAAGAGCCTGCAGAGCCTGGCACGAGACGGGCTGATTGCCAGTTCGCAGGCGGTGCGCCCGCCGATCGCCACCCATGCGCAGGAGCGCCAGCTTGACCTCAACCCCGGCCGGATCAACCCCGGGCTGATCGACGAGCAGGGCCGGCCGCTGTTCCGGCCGATGATCGACACGGTGAACCCGGGGGCGGCGGATGCGCAGATCGAGACCATCCGCGAGAAGCTGCGGGTGGGACTTTATGGCGACCTGTGGCAGACGCTGCTGGAAGGCAATGGCCGCACGGCAACGGAAGCCAATATCCGCCGCAAGGAAATGGCCGACATGATCGGGCCGTTCTCCACCAACATCATGGCCGGAAACGAAGCCTTGTTCGAACGGGAGATCGGCATTCTGGGCCGAAGGGGCGCTTTTGCCCCCGGTTCGCCCCTTGCCCCGCCGCAAAGCGTGCTGGAGGGCGATGTGACCCTGACGCCGACGGCGCCCATCGACCAGATGCGCGAGGCCGGGCATTTCGAGGCGATCATGGGCTTCCAGGAGTATCTCGGCATCGCGGCTGGGGCCGATCCCTCCATTCTGGATCTGCACGACCGGGAAGCCGAATACGACCTGACCCGCCGCGCGTTGGGGCTGCCCGCCAAGCTGAAGCGGCGGCCGGAAGAGGTGGAGGCACTGCGGCAGGAACGGGCGGCCGAGCAGCAGCAACAGCAGCAGCTTGCGACCGGCGAAAGCATGGCGCGGATCGCCCGCGACGGGGCGCCGCTTCTGCAGGCCCTGGGCGGCGAGGGAGGGCTGGATGGTCTGGCGTAGCCTCAAACGAGCCGCCCGGCGGCGCCGGGAGCGGGCTGGAATGCTGGAACGGGCCTATCGGTCCGTTTTTTTGTGCCCGGACGGCGAAATCGTGCTGGCGGACCTGGCCGCCGAATGCGGCATCTACCAGGCGCCGCCGGTGAACCTGGAGCCGAGGGCGGGCGGTTATCTGGACGGGCGCAAGGCACTTTATGCCCGCATCCTGTCCATGATCCGCATTCCGCCGGAAGAGCACGCCGCGCTGCAGGAAGCCGCCCGGCTGGAAATGCTGCCCGAGTTCGAAACTGACGAGGAATATTGACGATGTACGACGCGATTGAGCCGGCAGCAGGACCGGAGGCCGGCGGGCAAGATGGTTCTGGACAGGATGGTATGGGACATCACCCTTCGGAGGGTGGAGGTTTCATCGACGGCCTGAGCGATGCCGACCGGGACATGGCCGCCAGCTATGGCTGGCGCGATGCCGCCGGCATTCTGGAAAGCTATCGCTCGCTGGAAGACAGACTGTCCGGGGCGCTTCAGGTTCCAGGCGAGGCGGCCGGCAGCGAGGAACAGGCGGCCTTTTATGCCGATGTTTCCAGCCGCTGGACGCCGAAGGACGGCTATCGCTTCAAGATGCCCGAGACGCTGCCGGAAAACTTTCCCTACGACCAGGCCTTTGCGCAGGAAGCCGGAGACTGGTTCAAGGAGGCGGGGCTTCACCCGGAGGCAGCGCAGAAGCTGCACGACCGGTGGGTGGGCAAGATGGCAGAGCAGTTTTCCGCCCAGGAGGAAGCGGCTTTTGACGCCGCGCAGAAACAGGGCCAGGCGGCCGAGGCAGCGCACCTGTCCCTGGTCAGGGAATATGGCGAACCGGACAGCGACGGCTATCAGAACGCCATTGCCAAGGCCGACCGGGCGCTGAGCACCCTGAAGACGGCCGGGGTGGACCTGACAGGATGGTTTGCGGAAAAAGGCGCCCTGACCACGGCTGGCAGCGACGGTTCGCAGCAGGTGACGGACCCCGTGGCGGTGAAGCTGCTCGCCTTCATCCACGACAGCGCCTTTGCGGAAGACGGCCTGAACGGTTTCGGCGCGGGTGGGGAGGGCGGCAACCCCTTCGAGACCGGCAATCCGGACCTCAGGCAGCAGTCGGACCTTCTGGAAAACAGCCCCTTGCGGGCGCGGCAGATGATCGTCGCGGCGGGGCGGGATCCACGGTTGTTCGGTCTCTGAAAATGCCGCCGATTTCGGAAGAGGTTTTCGTGCCGATTTCAATTAAGGGTTGATCTGGAACAAATAATGAACATATTCTGATTGTTCAGCGTTTCGACGCTTTTCTTCGCGAGCGATCATATTTTGAGGGATCCGGAATGAAAACAAGCACCTTTCGTTGTTTCAAAGGATTAGGGGCAATTCTCAAAGTGACCGGGATCATTGTTCTCCCGTCGGTTTGCCTGGCTGCAGATGGTTCCGCCATCCCGTGGGAACAGCAGCCTGAAATTCTTCGATCGGAGATTGAGGGCTATGTCAAATCAAGCCTCGATCCCGCCACGTTCAAGGTGCGGGTCGCGGAGGACGTCCGCGTGGTTTATCTGGGCTTCTCGCCTGAGGAAATCGACCAAAATGCGGAGCAGTTTTCGGATGTCCCGGGGCATCGCATTTCGCACCTGCCCTATGGACGGAATGACTATTACAGCATTCCGGTGGATGTGTTGGATTACCAGCTTTCCAACACGATTACCGTTCTCAATGTCGATCTGGCCAAGAAGCCGGGGTCGGGAGAAGGTAGTGGCGAGAACAGCACGGAATTGACTGAAGTCCTTGCACCGAAAGGAGAGTTCTTTCAGTCGCTCGGATTATCGATTTTTGAGTTGATGAAGGTCACGGACGGTCGAGGCACCCTCGTCGAATTCGGGCCGCCAATGACGAAGTTCGGCGATTTCGAGTTTTCCTTTCGGGACAAGGTTCTCGAAACGCCTTGCACATCGGTCTTCGAGTTCGCCGGGTCTGACGACGGCGGACAGGAAAATACCATGGTTGTCTATTCCGGCGCCGAACCCGGTTCTGCCGACCAGCTCCAGTGCCTGAAGATGCAGTCTTTGGTCTTCCTGCGGCCTGCGAGCCTACCACTTTCCACAGCGCTCGAAGAGAGATGAAACTCGCTGGCAGGTGTCGGTTTATTGCGCATTTCCATAAACCTGCACAAGCTGACACCTGCCTGCAAAGTCGTGCTGTGCCATGAGCAATCGTGCCAACTGATGCCAGCAATCCGTCTGTGGAGCAGGTCAGACACCCCGGCAGAAAAATCTGGCGATCTTTTCAGTCTCCGGTGCGAAGGCCTGGCTTTCTAACCGGATGCAATTAATGGTTGTTTTTTGGAACATATCATGAACAATATGCCGGTATCAAAAGATCGAAGTCGGAGAGTTCGATTGTGAAACTATCAAGACTATCGGGCATTTTGTTGGGCCTGTTTCTCGTTGCCTGTGCGTCAGATGAAGAGAGAAATTTATCAGGTGCAAACGGGAAAACGGTGGTTTCGGCCTGTGATCCCGGACCGATTTTCGAACGGCTTGAGAAAGAAATGAAAACCGGTCTTGCTGGCGCGGATCAGGAGAGGATTTCTCGCGTATACAACGAATATTTTCGAATAGTGAGAATTTGCGACAAAACTCAAGATATGACTTATGTCGTGAAGCAAGAATATGCCGACAAAAGAACCGCCGCATTTCTCGGTTTTCCACCGCCTCCCCCGTATATTTATACGCAAAAAAAATCCCGAAAAGGTGAGCTTTGCCTCAGTCGGGAGGGCTCGGAAAGTTCGTTGATTTCCGCACCGAAATGGTATTGCGAAAAGGGCGGTTGGTCTGACAACATTTAGATAAGGGCCAAGTAATGGATAATCACGGACAGCAAACGATACGTATCGGTGAGTACAAGCTGTTTGGAGTTGCCTCACATATTGTCATCACAGCTCATGATGAAACCGGCAAGCAGATCTGGGAAGTCAACGGACTTTCACATGACAGGCAAAATAATATAATTCCAATAGGAAAACCCTGGGACGGAAGCGATACGATCAAAGGTCACTTGGATAATTTTTCAAGGATGGGGCATCTCGTCGACAACCAGACAACAATTATCGCGGGGACGCCGGCTGAAATCGAGGCATACAGGATAAGAGCTCGCAGGGCTATTGATCGGATCAATGCTCAAAACCTTGATTACAGAATCGACAACCAAAATAGCAACAGCGTGGCGGGGACGGTCCTGAAGTCTTTCGGGATTTCGCCACAGGAATTGCTGAATTCAACAAGGCATCAATTTGAAAAACCAGTCCCAGGCTTTACCGAAGATCTGATCGGCAACAAAGATGTCTTACCTGCAGGATCGGCGCAGTCAGATCCTGAATTGGATGGTCAGTCGGCGCATGGCAACAGATTACGAAACCATGTTGCTGCTCCGTTTCCGATGCCGAGACCTCATTTGGCAGCGGATGACAACCGTTCGAGGGATAGTCAGCCCGCGTTGCGTGGCGAAAGTGATATTCCGCCGCCATCCTTGAGCGAACCGAAGAGCGGTGAGGCTTTTGAGAACGGTCCCATTCCGAGCGCCAAACCGAGTAGAGCTCGCTCTATGCTCCAGCCTGATAATCTGAAGAATGCAAATCCATTCGACGTGAGAAAACCCGACCTCAAACAGCAGGCCTTCCTTTTGGACCATCAGCCGACGAAGGCGAAGCAGCTTATCCTTTCTGCTGGACGAAACCCGGAGTTGTTCGGGTTCAAGGGTGTTGTCGTTTAACTGAACGACCCCTCAAATTTACGTGGTCCGATGCATTGCCTCACAAATCGGATCCATCAGACGCCAGATCCTTGCTCACTTGCGAAGTCCTTTGTGCGCTTTGCCGTCAAAGCAACGCAGGCCTGTGACTGTCATCGCGATATTGCCACCTCGGCTGAGCGATCTTACCCGCTTTGAGCGATTTCTGCCCCGTTAATCGAGGAAACGGAAGTCCTCCAAAACTGCGTATTTCTTTTTTCAACCGGAACGTTGCTTCAGCTACTTCAAAATTGGAAGGGGCGACTTTTTGGCAAATTGCCTGCGGCCATGGCGAGGAAACGTGCGCCATCGACAGCAGTCCGTTAGAGCCGGAAAATTGTCAAAATCAAAGGAAATTCAATGACATCTCAAATTTCAGACATCGTCGTCCCGCGTGTGTTCACCCCCTATATGGCGGAGAACAAGCCGGCCAAGCTGATCATGCTGGAAAAATCCGGCATTCTGGCCGGTCCGGCACCGGAAATCGGCAAGCGCTTCAAGGCCGGTGGCAACCAGATTGAAGTGCCCTATTGGGAAGACCTCGACGATGCCGAGCCGACGGTGATCGACGACAGTGATAACAAGATCGGTGTTAGCAAGATCACCGCCAGCGACATGAAGGCCTACAAGCACCGCCTGGCCAAGAAATACGGTGCCAAGACGGTGGCAAGCTATGCCGCAACGGGGCGAGGCGACAGCGCCATGAACCGGGTGGCCGAACGGATCAGCGCCTACTGGGGGCGCCGCAAGGAAGAGCGCATCATCGCGACGGCAGAAGGCGTGATCGCCGACAATGTGGCCAATGACAGCGGCGACATGGTCTATTCCATCTATTCCGATGTCGGTTCGCCGACGGCCGCCAACCGCATCAGCTATCAGGCGATCAACCGGGCGCGCCTGACCATGGGTGAGAACCTGGACGACCTGCGCGTGATCGCCATGCACAGCTTCGTTTACGGCACGCTTCTGGACGACGAAAAGATCGAGTTCAAGAAACCGTCCGAAGCGCCGTTCGAGGTGCCTTACTACGCTGGCATGATGGTGGTGCATTCGGAAATGATGCCGGTGACGGCCGGGGCCAATTCGGACGAATATTCCTGCTTCCTGTTCGCGCCGGGTGCTTTCATGCATATCGACGAAGTGCCGAGCCGCTCGACGATCTACGGCAACGAGGGCACCGAAATCACCCGTGATCCGGACATCGGCGACGGTGGTGGTGCCGACTATCTGACCACCCGCCGTTTCGAGCTGATCCATCCGGCCGGAATGGATTTCACGGCGTCTTCTCTTGCCAAATCCCAGGGGGCGAGCCTGGCCGAACTGCGCAACGCGGCCAACTGGGACCGGAAATACAACCGCAAGAACGTGAAGCTGGCCTGCCTGAAGGTGAACATCTGACGGCGTACCCAGCGGGCAGTCTGGAGGCGAGCGACCGCAGACATCCACCCCAACGTTTTTGCCACCGATCGACGTTTCTGCCCGTAGCCTTTCCTGCGGGCTTTTTGTTTGGTCGGTTCGACCCCTCATGGGCCTGATCAAGTCAGTGCCTGCCAAACTTCTTCGGGCGGCGTTTGCCGCCCTTTTTCATTTTCTCGAAAAAGAGGCCAGACATGGACGAGATCATCATGCGCCGCTTGCGGCATCTCCAGCGCCTGGAAGAACAACACGAAGCCGATTTTCTTGCCCGTTGCGCCCCGGCCAAAACCGAGGTCGAAAAGCGGCAGGAACACCTGGCCGATGCGCTGGCCGCGGACTGGAACCGCAAGCAAAGGGCAGCAAGGCAGCCACAGGCCGAAAAGCCGCTGCCCAAAGGCTGGCGCAAGGAGCACTGGAAGACCCAGCAGGCCATGGCCGCGGATTATGCCGGCGTAAAAGCCGCCAACAAATACGAGGCTGTTCAGGCGCTTGCTGCCTATGAGGCCAAAGCCGGCGACCTTGCCGCCGCCTGACCCTTTCAAGGAAACTGTTTCATGTCGGGAACCGTCAACACAGCCGTTGAGATGGCGAACCTTGCGCTTGCGCATCTGAAGGAAGCGCCCATCCGCGACTTCGATTTTTCCTCCGTGGCGTCGCGCTGGTTCAGGAACCATTATGCAGCGCACCGGGATGCCTATTTGGCCATGCACGACTGGGACTTCGCCATCGAGCTGGTGAACCTGCCTGCGGAAACCGAAAAACCGCCGTTTCGCTGGGCCTACCAGTACAAGCTGCCGGCCAACACGCTTCGCATTCCACAGCAGAGTGTTGGTGGATCGCCGTGAGCCTCTGGACGTGGCCCTGATCCGGACAGACCAGGCGCTTGGCCGTGCAAATGCCCGCGTGTTGCGGTGCAGCCGGTGGTACGACGAAATCGAACAGGGCTACGCAGGGGGCGTGCAGTGAACGAAGATCAGATGCGGGAAATCGCCCGTGAAGGTGGCAAAGAAGGCGGCCGGGAGGCTGCTCAAGAAGTGCTCAAGGCGCTCGGCGTCGATATCGAGAACACCATCGAAGCGCAGAAAGACATGCACTTTCTTCGTGATCTGCGAAAAGGAACGTCCAGCGTCAAAGGCAAGGTGATCAACACCGTTGTAGGGGCGTTGGCGCTGGCTGGCCTCTACAAGCTTCTGTCGGGAATTAGATGGGGGGCTTGA